TTGGTCCATCAGCTCCTGTAGCACCTGTAGGTCCAGTTGGTCCATCAGCCCCAGTAGCACCCGTAGGTCCTGTTGGTCCTGTTGGTCCTGTAGCACCTGTAGGTCCGGTAGGTCCCGGTGGTCCGTTTGGTCCCGGTGGTCCACCAGCTCCAGTAGCACCGGTTGGTCCTGTAGCACCTGTAGGTCCTGTTGGTCCTGTTGGTCCGGCTGGTCCGGGTGTACCTGTAGAGAGAGTGGTCTCTTTCCTGACTGCGTTGAAAGGCAAACTTTTTAAGTTACGATTATATCTAGTAGCCATGAGACCTCAATAATAAAGTTGGGGAGTTTAACCTACTCCCCGAAGGTTTGTAAAACTAGGCTAGCCAACTAGGCCATAGCGATACAGATTGCACCGACTTCAGGTCTGACGATTTTTAAACCATATCTCATGGACATGTATGAACCGACAATTCCGAATCCGGGGTTGGCTTCTTCAACTGTTAAAGCTCTTCTCTCTACGTAAGCCATTGGCTTAACGGAAAGGTCGAAGATACCAAACCTGTCTGATGGTACGTAAGCATTGACGACAACATCCAAGCCATATAAGCTTCCGACAACTCCAGTTGAAGCTGTTTGAGCGACTGGGCTTCCGGCTGCCATAGCTGCGGTTGTTGTTGCACCTGCACCACCTACTCCTCCTTGTGCTGCTGTGAAAGCAGTTACGAAGTCACCAAGGTTTAATAAACTTTGGTAGTGAGCTGGGGATATAAAGATGTGAGATGCATTATATCCGTGGGTTGCAATTCTGTCAATACCTTTTACAACATCTGACAAAGCGAACTCTCCGTCTCCTCCGGAAAGTGCTCCTCCAGCGGCTTTGTAGTACATGTCACGAATTAATCTATCGTCACTTTCGTTACCATAGGAATTCAAACGTGAACCTGTAGCGTTAATATCGGCTGCGGTCATACCACTACCGAAGAAACCACCGTATGGGTTTGTTGAAAAAGTTGTGATGTCTGACTCTGATGTGTTTGCATCGATTGCGATTGTTCCGAATGTAGAGTCTGCTGAACCACCGAAAACGACCTTAACTACGTGTTCGGTCATGTGGCGGTCGACTGCTCTTCTAGCTTCGTTCAAAGCCATTTCGATTTCGTTGAATCTTGAGTCTTCAATCATTCTTCGGGTTACACCTACTGCTATACCCCACTCTTTAACTGAAATCCTTTCGGACCTTAGTTTTGTGTGTTGGTATTGAGGGGTGTTACCTTCTTCTATTCTTTCTAGCTTCATGCTAGGTCTGTTAAAAGTAATATCAATATTACCTCCTGTGTCGGTAGTCATTGGGTCTGCAAAGAATTGCATTGCTGGTAGGTCTGTGACCTTGTAGTCAATGATTGCATCTTTGTAGTCAATAAGTACTCGCTCACCGAGTCCGCCGTTGACGGAGCCAGTGTTCAAGGATGTTAGTAAACCGGGTGTTGCATCAACCATTTAAATCACCTTAATTTCTCATTAAACATTTGACCATTCGGACACCTGTACCGCTGCCGGTTTCAAGACAAACTGCTACAGTTGTTCCTGATGCTGCGATAGTTGCGTCGGTTCCGGTTACTAAAACACCGTTAGCGGTTACGTCCAACAATTTACCTTCGTCCATGGTTCCGGAGACTGCTACGTTTAAAATAACTCCCTTTCCAGTAACGACTGAAGCAATACTACCTGAGCTTGCATCGGTTAATGCAACTCCAAGAGTATTGTGTGCGTCTACTGCGCTGTGGTCAATCTCACCATCGTTGGCCAATGTTACTACACGACCAGCGGTGATGGCTGAACCGGCTGTGAAAGGAAGTATACGTGCTGGTGCTCCACCATCGTTTACTAATACTTCTGTTGCCATTTTAGTCACCTCTTAGTACTTCTTTGTTAAGGACGATTCGTCCATTAACCATTTTTACACCGAACTTTCTTTCAGTTTCTTCAGGAACTGCTTCGCCTTCGCTAGCTTTTCCTTTACCAAATGAACGCTCGACTTGCTGTGGCTCTGGCATTGCTGCCAAAGCTTCGCTGAATCCAGTCAGCTTGTTTTCATCCCAAGCGGATAGTTCCTCAACGCGTGTTTCCTGCTTGTCCTCTTCTAGAGTTCCGAGTAAGACTTCACGTGAAATAACTGCTTTTACTAAGTCGTTTTTTCTTGCGATTGCTTCTTCTTCTGCTCTTTTTTCTTCAGCTGCTTTGAAATCTTCAATCATCTTTTGTGCTTCCTTGAAAGCTTTTTCTTGTTCTTTGATTGTAGATTGTGCTTCTTCCAGCTGTGATTTGAGGGAAGCGAATTCACGCTCGACAATTTCTTCTGCTTCGGATTTTACATTGGTTTCTTCTGTCATAGTTTCTACCTCTGTCTTCCCGTCTGTACATTCACAAGCGTCTTCGTGACCACCACAACCGCAGTCATGGTCATCATCAGACTCAGGTGAAGCACATTCGTCTTTTTTGTCGATTGTGCATTCCTTGCAGACGGGGTCCATCTTTTCATTGTCTATGAATGAGACTTCCGTGGGACGAATGTTAGTGGCGAATGTATCGCCCATAACATCGATATCGTTGGAAAACCAATCGATACTGACATGTGTCATATCCCCGTCTTTCACTTTTTCCATTGCTTCTTGACCACGGCCATATTTGTTAGATATTGTTGCCAACATCTTGACTGCAGTCTTTCCATTATCCATCTCGATTACCTCAGGGTCAGTAGCCATGCCGATTAAATCCTCAGGTGTTCGTTGATGGTCAACATAAATTGGTAGTTCCTTAAAAGAATCTACCGCTTTTGTTAACATACTAGGTTCAATATAAACCTTTTGTTCTACTCCTTCATCCTCATATTCATGAGGTCCGGATGTTATGGCGATAACTGGGAAAGTTACGGTAGCTTCCCCATCATCAGCCTCATTAAGTGTAAAGTCAGAACCTTCTTGTAAGTTCATTCCAAATGACCTACGTTTTGGTTCTTGTGATGTGGTTCTACCAAACTCCCGCTCTACGCCATTTTCGTCTGCCCAGATGGTACACATCGAAGCAGCGACTTCTTCATAGTCTTCAAGACCACGTTTCTTTAGCGATTTGCTAACATTTGTTACACATTTGTTATAACTCATGCTCTATCTCCTGTTGCGTTTGCGGAGGGTTTGTTACCTCTGTTTTGTGCTCTGGCTGACTCTTCTTGTTTATCTTCGTCTTTACCGCCAGAAATATTTACGTTTTTATCTGTGAGTGGAGATTCTTTAACATCTTCTGAAGTTTCCATCTGTAACTCAGTAGCTCCTTCAGGGTCAAGTCCTCTCTCTTCTCTAACTTCACCGGGTGATAATACTCCTTCTGATAAGTATATCATATCCGTCTTAGCTTTTGTAAATGCATCATCAACATTAATTTGCCTAAATTTGAATTTAGCTTCACCATTTTCTAACTGTGGCATTAATTGTGCATTCATAGCTGCCTCTACCATAGTTTGTAAATATCTTACATAAGGCTCAAATATAGGTCTTGCTTTATCTGGGTCTGTCCACATCGTTTTAGGTACTTTAAGCGCCATATGGATTTTATCCATTAAGTCATCGGTATATTTTCCATATTCGAAAGCTCTTTGAGTCCCTTGTAATTCTTTTATAACTATATCATTACCGTGAATAATATCTTCACCGGGCTCTAATGTGTTAAACGCTTCAACTACCTCATTTATTTTATCTGGTCCATAAGGCATGTCAGGTAAACCACATGAAATATCAAATCTAGATGTAGCGTATTTATTTAATGCTGCACCAATATCTCTTTCAGCGTAGTCTTTTAAATCTACTAAATAGAGAATTGGATGAATATCGCTTAATCCATATGCATAATCATCAAATGGATTATTTTTAAGTTCTACTATCTCATCTTCTTCGAATCTGATATTTTCTTTATCGTCACCTATATCTTGGTAATAATATAAAACTTGACCATGTTCATCTCTTTGGACGTACATATTTTGACTAGAACGTAAAACTAAATTGTCTCCTGTCCATTCTAAATAAGATGTACCAAAGATACGTGCGTTACGGAGCCAGTTGTATAGAGTGTTTTCAATGTTTATATCTCTAAACATTCGTTCTATACTGGTTCTTAAGTCATCGTCGTCAGTAACAATATCATATTGGTCTTTAACTGCGTAAAAACAAGGTAAGTCGACTAAACTTCTTACAAGTGGGTCAGATAGATAAACGTTCATATAAGTACGAGGACTACCTATGTGTTCTTCATACTTTTTAAATTTCATTCCGCTTTTACTATCTAATCTAATTCTTCTAATAACTCCTTCTCCAAAAGAGCGCGAGTCTTCCTTCACGGGTGGATTGCTACCAACTGTAGCGAATCGCCGTCTAATATTGTCTATTAACGACATGGCTATTTAATATTAACGATTATATAGTATATAAAGCTTGTGTCGATTATACATTCAAACCGGGCTTATTTAGCTTATTTCCACGTCTTCTTGTAGTAAAAAGGCCTGTTCCGCTATATCCTTGCCTAGTTCTTCTAGAAGGACGATTTCTAGGTGGACTAGCACTAATTGAAGAACCACCAAAGCTTCCACCAGATGGTAACATACCTAAAGTTCCATGTATACCAATTACACTACTATCACAATAATCATCATGTCTACCTGCTGGTGCAGATATCTTTTCAGTTTTATTAGCAACATCCATGGTATATTCAAGGTCTATGTGCTCTCTCATCCATTTTTGTATCAATTTTGCTGCATTTTTGTCCAAATTGTCTGGATTAGGTATTCTAACCCTACCTTGTTGTATAAATGATTGATAATCTCTATACGCTTGTGTTTTAGAACCTTTAGGTCCACCTGTAAATACAAACGGTATAAAATGTATAGAAGCATTTACGCACGCCATCCTAATATCTTGCTCAATCGCACCACCAATACCAGTAGCATCAATGACAACCCTACCTGCCCCAAGTTGCTGTGCAACATCCATGATTCTCCTACGTTGATAAGGAATGTCGTGTCCGCCAGTTCTAGCGTTAATTTCTTCAATGTATATAAGCCTTGCGATATTATTGTCTTTTCCCTTTTCCAATCTCCAACCAGAGATAACAGTAGAATTAACTGACTTACCAATGTCAACACCAACAGTGATAGGTAAATTGCTTTTTTCTCCATAGGCCAATGTTTCGGCAGTAAGAACCTCATAATCATCACAACATGCTTTTATTTTTTCTGGTTGAAATACATTTGCTACACTTTCTACAAACTCACACTCATATTCTGTTCTCCAATAGATAGAATCTTCACCCCATTCTATCATCTTCTCAAGCATTTCTTCCTCTGTGTACGGTGCGCTATAAGCATTACCGGGTTTCACTGCATCACGCCATGTAAAATGCAATCTAGTGAACGCATCTGCATAATTATCATCATACAAATAACGCCACATATGATTGTCTTTTGACTTTGGTGTACCTAAATTTATGAAGGGGGCCCTATTTGAAACTATCGCTGGTTCTACGTTATCTATAAACAAATTGTCGTCTATAAGTGGACTTTCGTCGACTATACAGAATGTAGGGTGCTGTCCACGTATGGCCTGCCCCTGATTACTAGGCGCTAATGGAGCACGCCTCATTACGGTACCCCCTTTCATAATAATGCTTGGTTTATTGTGAAACCTATAATTCTCTACTAAACTGTCTAAAACAGGGCTATCAGCCATATGTCTATAAACATAATTGAAAATTAGCGCTGCTTGGTCCTCAGATGGCGCTAAAATGAATATTAAATCTCTAAATCTCTTAAAAAACATGTAGATAACTACTGCAACAGAGAGAGCGAACGATTTACCACTGCCACGTGGAGCCAATATTGCTACTTTTTTCTGTTTACCATCACTTCTTTCTGTTAAAGTTTCTACTATAATCTTTTCTTGTAGTGGTCTAAGCTTTAGTGGTTGTTGTTTTTGGTCAACTAAGTACGCTGCACAAAATGCACGTACTAATTTTAACATTTTACCCTTGTCTTGTCTAACCTTTTCGAATATGCTTTCTAAAGCTTTTGAATCATACGCGCTTCTTCCCGTCAGCGCGTTCTGTAGATTCTTCATCTCCACTGTCATCTGTTAAATCTCCTAAAAAACTAGCGAAGTCTTCCGTTCTTTGTTCTGTTAAAGAAGGAACTTCTATATTTAACGCTCGGAATTCAGTATGAATGTCACGAACGATTTGATTTCTTTGTCGCAGGAGCTCTGTTCTCTTGTGTACATCCCGAAGATGTAGAGAAATTTCTTCCCACAACACGTCTTCAAGAGCAAGATTGCGCGCCAGAAGACGGACAAGCTCTTTATGCCTAGCATATTCTACTTCTCCGACTCTCTGACGTAATCGCTCTTCATACTCTTCAACGTTCAAAGTTTTTTGCCTTCGTCTAGGGCGCCTTTGACTTTAGATTTAACCAATGCGGCTAATTCATCGTCTTTCTCGTCCCAAGCGGTTATCAATACATTTCGAACTAAAGAGTCTTTGACATGCTTTTGTGCAGTCTCGTCAAGCTTTTCAAAAGCTTTCATCTGAGCTTTAGATAAATTTTTGTCTAATAAATCCATTAATTCAGCTTCGTTATTCTTTAAGTATTTAAAAACTAACTCTTTTACTGCAGGTACTGTGTAGGCTACGTATCCACCTAGACCTAATACTACTGCAACTAATGCCATAAGTAATGGTTCATCCATTATCATATCTAACACTCCAGATTCTTCTACAGTATCCAATATAGCTGTTAAATTACCACCATCGTCTGCGGTATTATTATCAGCTGTGTTATTGGCTGCTGTGTTGTTATTTGTTTCATTTGCCATATGTTGATATCTCCATATACAATTAGGGTACCTCTTGGACACTTGCGAAAGCGTACTACGGAGCCTTGGCCCTAACGAGGTAGCCCTTAATAATTAGAACTCAGGAGTATATAAAGCTTACCATTTAACTTTGTTAGCCCAGTATGCTGCAGACATTTTACCCTTCTTAATGTTCTTAGCGTGGCGCGCTTTGAAACTTTTTCTTCGGGCTTTAGACTTTGGGTCCATCTTCTTACCTGCTGTGGTAACACCTTGTTGACCAAACCTAATTAGTTTGGTCTTGGTTCCTTCTTTGGCTACTACCACATGTGACTTCTTAGGGTGATTAGGTGTTCTCTTTGGTTTGTTATAACCTGACACACCTGCTCTAACAAGTTTTGGGTCTTTCTTCTTTTTTGGTGCCATTATTTACCTCTCTGCTTTCTTGCAGTAGCTTGTGCCTTTTTAGACAACTCACCATAGTGAAAAATCCTTTTAGATGACTTTGTATGTGTTTTACCTGAGTGTATGTGCCCATTTGGCATCTTATGCACTTGGCCTTTAAATACAGTGCCATCTTTGTTGTAATGTTTTCTCATTAGTACTTCTTTTTCATGGTTTTCTTTTTCTTCTTTTTATATGCCATTACTTAGACCTCCTTACTGCCTTTTTAATCTTTTTAGAGTACTTAGCTCTACTACCCACCCCACCAGCTTTACGTTTCTTGCGATTCGTTGCTGCTTTCTGGGCTGGTGTTAATCTATTGCGCACGTTCTTTGGTAAGTATCTACCACGTTTAGACTTAGGCTTTTTCTCATCACCTTTGGTTACATAGCCCCATTTTTGTTTACCCCACTTCTTTAGGGACTTCTGAGACTTCTTGAGGGCCATTAACGGTAGCCCCCACCTGCGGCTTTATATGCCTTAGCTAACATTTGTGCTTTTCGAGCTGACCACTGACCGGGAGCTCCACCTTTACTACCAGCTTTGATTCTGTTGAATAATCTCTTCCTCATAGTTGGTTTGGTGTAGTTACCAGCCTCGTTAACTCTTGATTTAGATTTCTTCTTACGAGCTGGGGCTTTACGCCTTGTCGTCTTTTTTCTGGTTGTTTTCTTTCTTGGTGCCATTTTCTAACTCCTTTCTAAGTTCATCGAACTCTGCTTTGAGCGCTTCAAGCTCTACCTTCATTCTCTTTATTTCAAAGTCGTTCATTTTTTGTTCTCCATCTTATGTTCTTGCTCTTGCTGTTTGGCTTCTATCATTTGAGCTTGTGACTGAGCTTGGTTGTTATAATCTATAACAGCTTGTGCTTTTATTTTGTAAAATGCAGTTTTCTCAGCTTGTTCTTGTTTCCAAACATCTAGAGCATCTTTGATAATTAAAAGAGCTGGTCCACCCAAAATAGCTATCAAAGTTGTATATCCTTCAATTTGTTGTAGAACGGTTTGGTCTTGTAGTCCGTGAAAAATTACATATCCTGCAAAACCCACCCAAAGTAATACTAGAGGCACAGCAATCATAAACATGAAGATGTCGTTGAACGTTACTCCTTCTTTTGCTACGTCTTTATCGTTACTCATTCTTATTTTCTCCTTCTTCTTTTCTAGGTTGATACTTGGTTTTTTCGGAATTATACGGCGCACAAATCCCACAAGTACCGCGAAAGCAAGTGCAACAGCTATAGTAGCCGTCATCACTGCCAATATTTCTAGTATTTCTATCCACTCTATCACTCTTCCTCACCTACAAAATCTTCAAATGTACTTTTCTTTATCATTGCTTTTACATCATCTAATTCTGCGATAATCTTTCCTAACATATTAGTTAAGACTAGCATTTCCTCTGCTTTCATCTAAATCTCCAGCTAATATGTGAGCGCGCCATGTATTATTTTACATGACGCTAGTATATAAAGATTACTCTTCAATCGTAGTCTGGGAACTGGTCTTGATTTTCTAATTCTATTTTTAGTTTAGAATCTTTAGAAATATCTGCATAGGTTTCTTTCTTACGTTTTTTGAAGGTAGGTTCCCATTTTGGTATCTCTGCATCACATGGGCCACCCTGTGATTTGTGGAACGAGCACCACTTACACAGGTTCTGTGGCTTCTGTTCATACTTCTCTTCATACTCTTCGCGTTCTTTGATACAATCGTGCACATACTTGATTAGGTCCCTAGCCTCGTCAAGTTCTGATTGTGTAATCTTAACAAAGAATGTATCATCAAATCGTAGATAGTTTACACCTACAAAGTTTGGCATCTCTCCCATCTCTAGGGTGTATAGGAAAGCATAGATGATAAGTTGTCTATAGTATTCTTCAGGTAAGTATGGTCCATACCTTTTTGATGTTTTATAATCAAGAAGAGTGGTACCACCATCGAAATCGTTGCATACCACGTCGATGACTCCGACGATGGCGTAGTCCTTTGACTTTACCCACTTTTCAGCGTACTTTGGTGCAACGGCATTCCATGCTTGTTGTTTGTTTTTGAATATCTTCCATTCCACCATTTCAGTAAGTTTCTTGTTAACACTGTCAACAAAGTTTTGTAATAGTGCCTCTGTCTCTTTGTACATAGCATCCATCTCTTCTTTGGTATGTACTTCCCACAGCCACTTGTGTTTAGCTATCTTTGCTTCCCATCCATCTTCGAACTGACCTTGTACCCACAGTTTAGGCACACCCTTCTCCCATTGCGGGAGTGTTTTGAATTGTTTCTTGAACAAGTCTTCAAGTATCTGATGAACGAGCGTACCCCTGAAAAGATGAATAGTTTTTTTCTGAGGTAACTTAGCAATGTAATTGTAGTAGAATTCGCGGGGACACTTATTGTACGTGTTTATTTTTGAGGGACTAAGCCTCATATGGCTAGGCTCCCACTTAGTCATTATCGCATAACTCCTGACCAATAGGCTTCATCTCGTCGCCGGGGTCACTAACAAAGACTCTTACTTTTGTATCTTTCTCAAGCTCTAAGCTCCATGGAGGCACGTACCCTGTATCGCATTCACAGTTATGCATGCCATGTTTACACGTACAGGTTGTCCATGTTGTGCTCTTGCTGCCTCCAGTCTCCCGCGCGATTTTGAGCAGGATAAGATATCCTATCAAATCATCGAGCGTGTCTTCTGTTGCATCATCGAGCCCATTGTTTTTGATACGACTGAGCTTGTCATCAATACGTGCACAAATAGCCTGTGCATTATCGAGCTTACTAAAAATATTGTCTGGTTCCAGCGCACTGTCACCATATGCTTTGTTCTTGCTTAAGAGCAAGTCGCGAATCTCATTACAAGTCCACTTTATGTTGTTCTGCGTTTTTTTCGACATGGTATTTCACTAATATTATTTTAACACTCTTGAGTATATAAAGGTTACCCCTATATCTATATAGAGCATAGATATATAGAGGGAATATTGTTTAAACAGTGATTATACTACAATAGCATAATAGATTCAAAAAATAGCTCGATTTGTTTAAACCCCTGCACGACGTTGCACATGGGTGCCGGGCTGATTTTTTAGACCGGGGGCCTAGTCGCACGCGCTGCACTACATGAGAGAGAGATAAAAATTTATTAGTTAGCGCCCGGCTTTTTTTTGCGTCCGCTTGGCGCCCCAAAAATGGCGTTCGGAATCCAAAAATCGCCCCCACGCGACACCCAAAAAATTTTCACGACGATAGCGCCGACCGTCACCCTTATATATAGCTTCTACACTGTATTGTCAGAGGTAAGAAATATGAACGAAAAATATTATATCTACAAATTAGCCAGACAGAACGAAAAGACATCATATCATTTTTATGATGTAACTATGGGCGAGGGCATCAGCTCTAACGCTGTATATTACGGACTAACTCAAGACCCACAGTCAAGACTTAGCAAACACAGACCTAAAAAAGGTGCTGACATCAGCTTAACTGTATTGGCTGAATTCGACAACTGCTGGGAAGCACTTGAACATGAAGCCTCACTGGTAGCTACACACTACCGTGAGTATGGCTCTGAACCTGAGCTTCAAGGTATGGCCAACACCGGCCACAGGAGGAGCTAAGCGAAACCTTTATTAATAGGGTCGCTATGTGTAATACGAGGTAAAAT